GTACTTGACGAAAAGTTACTAAAGTCTGCACTACCTGGTGCTGTTGACTGTAGTGTCAAGTTGTATGTACCTGCCGCAAATGAACTTGCTTCAATTGCACTTGTTTTAATTACTGTTGCGCCGCCTGCACTACGTCTGTACAACTTAAATGTTGCAATTGGTAATGTGTCGCCTGCAACGTTTGTTAATACAAACATGTCGCCAATTTGTAAGTTTGATCCGCCGCCTGTTCTGTCTAGTTCTAAAAGCGCATTTTGCGAAGAACTAAACATTGGTGCTTCAATGCTATCCCAAAGTCTTGTTTCATTATTCCACTGCTTTACTCTCCAACGTGCGCCTAAGTTTGGCTCAGTTGTTTTTAACCAAATACTACCAGTTGGTCTACCAGTTGCACCTGATGTAGTTTTAAAGTCTGTTGGAATTTGTGTGTGCTTACTAATTTGTAATGCTGGTGGATAATAACTTCCAGCTGTTAAACCTAATGCTGTTAATACACTTTCGTCATTTGCACTACCTGGTGCTAAAACTACTGGACCAGCTTGTGTACTATCTGCACCACTTACTGAACCATCACTGTATAATGCTAGTCTATTATCTACTGCCGCGGCACGTATTCCTGAAATACTTAATCCGTTAATAGCGGCAACTAATTCTGCTAATGTTTGTCCGTTAGTTACTGTAACAATAGTATCATTTAATGTTAATGTACCTGCACTTACACTTGGATTTGCTGTTGCACCTGCAACTGCTGGCCAACTGTCTTTCCAGTCATCGCTACCAACTTCAACCCAATCGCCGTCGGCTGCTCTGTACCAAATTGTTACTAGCTTGCTAATAGCAACTACTGCATAGTCGCCTATTTGTCCTACTGATGCTAAAGGTGCACCTGGTGAACTTGCTGTTCCTGTTACTTGGTTAACATTTGTTAATACTAATGGTGTTTTATTAGTAAAGCTCTGTCCGCCTGTAACTGTAATTGCCGCATTGTTCCATTCTTGGATACCGTACAATGAAGTAGTAGTATCTAACCAATATGTGCCTGCCGCTGGATCTGCAGTTGGAACACTTGATCTTGGCTCTAACTGTGCCAAGTCAATCGGTGCTCTTACTACCCATGCTCTGTTGCTTACACCTAAGAATGAATACGCCGCTTGTAAACCGTATTCGTTTAATTCTGATCCGTGTACTGGATTGTTGTTTGCGTCAACTCTAAAAGTTGGATCGCCAAATGTTTCAGCTAAGTCACGTTGTGAAGTCATTAAATATGGCTTACCAGCGTTCGCCGCTAGTGTACCTAATGCTGTGCCTGTCCCTGAAGCATTTGTTTTGTCTTGTGCAGTTGCACAAAATATTACTGGAACTGTACCTGGTTCAGCGGGTGTGTAAAAACTCTCATTTACTACGCTAACCTGTACTCCGGGTGATGATAATGCCATTCTAATTCTCCTATGGATTGGGTCAATTTATTACTTGTATTTACCATCAAAGAAAGAAAAGGTATAGATAATACCATATAAAAAGGCACCAAAAAGGTGAGCTAAATACAGTATGCGACCATTATGCAAATGCGGACATCGACCTGCCGCAATAAATTATAAGAAAGACGGTAAGACGTACTACAGAAAAATGTGCGGGCGTTGTTTACGCAATGGAGCCAATCACGGAATTCCTAAATGGAAACAAGCTGGATATACAAAGAAACCAGTTTGTCAAAAATGCGGTTTTAAATCTAGACACTTAGAGCAATTTAATGTATTTCATATAGACGGAGATCTAAATAACTGTCGTCCAAGTAACTTAAAAACTATATGTGCTAACTGTCAACGTGTTATGCAAAAAGAGGGAGTTGCGTGGAAGCAGGGAGACTTAGTCCCCGATTTTTAAAAATTGTCTTTATTAATGTTTCGACATTTTTCTCTAATCTATCTAAACTGCCATTGTTGTCAAGTGTGTAATTACACATCCATTGTTCAATACTCATAGAACTGTAATTTTCTAGAGGCAAATGATCTGTTCTATCTACCCAAATAGCACAGTCAAATATTTCTTCATTCTGCATTGCAAAAAATTCACGCTTGTTACGTAGTCCACAGTAAATATCATGTTTAGCAAATAAGTTACGTCCTAGCTTTGCTAAGTCATCTTTGCAGTAATTGTGGATCATGTTGTACCATTCAGTGCGATGATTATGGCGATCAACGTAGCACTCATCCTCATTAGCGTACCCGTATTGATCCTTTAGATCATTATAGATGAAAAGTTCTGAACAAAATTTACTTGATGATTGAAATGTATATCCGTATGCTTCTAACATTTCACATACAGTATCTTTGCCGTGACGGCCATGACCAACGACTAATAGTTTGGGTAACACGAATATCTCCTTATTGAATATACTTTACAGTATATACTATATAAGCAAGTGTGTCAACCTTAATCGTATCCTAAACGTGCTACATTTTTCATTTCTTCTGTAAGCAGTTCTTGAACACGAATTTCATATGCTTCTTCAAATCCAGCTTCGTGAATATAACTTTCGTTATTTCCCCAAAGTCTTTTAAAGTATGAATGGTAGGTTTTTTCGACTTCTATGTCGCTCCAGGATGTATCAATAAGTTTGCCTTTGATAATCCAATTTAGCCGATTGGCTTCTTTACGTACTTCTGGTGAACACATGACTTCTCCTTGTTACATATTGTATTTACAAGGAACTAAAATCGTTAGCGTTAACTTCGGGGTATTTTTAACCTATTGTAAATCCGTAGCCTACGCCACCAGGTACTTGCATTTTAACTTCTTCTTCAAGTTTTTCCATTTCCTGTGCGGCTTCTGCTTTGAGTGAATCACCATTTAGTGTTGAACCACCTTGTGGGCCTGCTATGGTAGCAAACTTACTACGTGCTTCACCTAACATATACTTACATGCGGCTAGTGTGTAATCTTTAATCCACTGTATTGCAAGATAGTCAGATAGCAATTCACTATCTGGACGATAGTTATAGCAGTAAAGTAATAGGTCTTCTTCTGCTCTTGGACGTTGTAATAGGGTCAAACGCTTATTAGATGAGTTCCATTTAAATTCAATAAATGAACCAAACATTCTACCTACTAGTTCTTGGTACTGACTGAACATATCATATGTTGCTAGTCCGCCCATGTTTGAACTTGATAGTAAGTATGTGTTTGTATATGCCATGTTGAACGGTTCAAACAATGTACCGCCATCTCCACCACCTGTGCGTGATCCAATTGATCTACGAAATAACTTGCGTACTTCCATTACTTCGTTTGGTAATGTGTATTCGTTTTGATCTTGTACTGTAGGTAAAAACATATATGATTCTTCGACGCCATTATCACTACGCTGTCTAAATTTAGTCAGTGCTTTTGTTAATGCAGTTTCGTAATGTACAGGATCAAGCTCAACATCAATCATACCTCCGCCGAGCATGGCATGTACATAGTCATATATTTCTTGTTTTTGTGTTGCTAAGTTAGACATATAATTATTTCTCCGTCATAGTATTTATCATAGCATAAATATAGTTATGCCGAGACTTAGCTTATATAAACCAGAACGCGGAAAAGACTTTGAATTTCTAGACAAACAGATTCTAGAGATGTTTACTGTTGGCGGAACCGACCTACATGTATACAAATATACAGGTACAGATGACGGAACAACCGTAAAAGATCACACGCAAATACAAGATATGGTTTTCTTAGAAAACCGTGATAGAAAATATGATCCAGACATATACAGGATTAGAGCAATATATAATGTACAAGACATTGATTTTGACCTAAGTCAGTTTGGTTTATTCTTATCCAATGACACGCTGTTTATGACTGTACATATTAAAAGCAGTGTAGAAACTATTGGACGAAAACTTATGCCAGGGGATGTAGTTGAACTTCCGCATTTGATAGATGAATATGCTGAAAATGATGCAAGTATTGCACTTAAACGTTTTTATGTTATTGAAGATATTAATAGAGCCGCAGAAGGGTTTTCACAAACTTGGTACCCGCACTTATATAGATTAAAACTAAAACAGATTTACGATGGTCAAGAATACAAAGATATACTTGACTTACCAGCAGAAGAAGGTAGTGACGATACACTGCGTGATTTGCTGTCTACATATGAAAAAGAAATGCAAATTTCAAAGGCTGTAAAGGACGAAGCTACAGCAGAAGTACAGCAAAGTGGATATGACACTAGTCATTTTTACACATTGCAAACTAACGACAGTGGTGAAACTGAGCTTACTGAAACTGAAGGTACAGATAATTTAAAAGAAATGGCACCGCCAGACCGTCCAGGATATAAAGGCTATATCATTGGTGGAAATATTGCACCTAATGGTGAACCATTTGGGCATGGCATAGCATTTCCGTCAAGTCCACAAGATGGTGATTACTTTATGAGAACTGACTTTATGCCTAACAGACTTTTTAAATACAAAGCCAACAGATGGAATAAAGTACAAGATGTTAAACGTGCAGACCTTTACGGAGCAGACACTGCTAACAACCAAAAAGGCTCATTTGTTAATAATAGTAACACAACTACAGTTGCTGGTGAGACATTTAATGAGAAGCAAGGACTTTCAGAAGTCCTTAAACCTAAGGCAGATAATTAATGCAACATTTTTATGATAAGCAAATTAGACGGTACATTACACAAGTAATTCGTTTACTCGGAGAGTTTGGATATAAAGATGCTAAAGACAATCTTGTAAAGGTTCCAGTAATGTATGGCGATCTTACACGCCAAGTTGGTAGCATTATACGTGACAACAGTGAGAACAAAATTCCTAGTGCTCCAAGGATGGCAGTATATATTACTGGGCTTGCTATGGATACTACTAGACTTGCTGACTCAAGTTATATTAACAAACTTAATATTAGAGAACGTGCATACGATGACA